CAAGATTTAGAGTATGACTTAATGAGTTTACAGGATAACAGCGGTACGTTATCTTATTTAGCTTATGATTGGCACGACGAAAAATTCGAGGCATACAGGCAGGCGTGGATGCAGTTAAACGACGAATACACACACAACGGTAGCGCAGTTTTAAGATACGAGGACGTAGAGAGAGATTTAGGTATTTTAGAAGAGATTAGAGTAAAAGCAGACGAACTAGGTTTAGCAGCAAACGACGTTTACGACCAATGGGACGAACACTATTCGGAGCTTGAAAATATGAGAGAAGCGGACTTACAGTATATGCGAAACGAACAGGAATTTAGAGATTGGAATTAATAATAAATACTTTTAAAAAATGAAGACAACAGAAATGTTAAAGCAAATTAAAACTATGCTAAAGTCAAGATTGGGTCTAGCTCAAATGACCTTAGAAGACGGCGAAACAATTATCGAATCGGATAACTTTAGAGAGGGCGAAGCTATCTTTATCGTTTCAGACGACGAACGAATCGCACTACCTATTGGCGAATACCGAATAAATGAAAACGGCGGTATGATTATAGTTACCGAAGAGGGTACTATAGCAGAAATGAGAGACGATATGGAAGAGGAAAAAATGGCGCAAGACGGTAAAAAGATTAAAGAAGAGGAGTTAGACGAGGTAGTAGTAGAGGACGTACCCGAAGTAGCGGTAGACGAAATAGCTGCAATAGTAGACGCAGTAGTAGAGGTAATTGCACCAATGATTACAGAAGTAAAAGAAGAGTTAAAAAAATATATGGAAACTATACCCCAAGCCGAAGAGGAGGGATATAGAGACGGAATCGACGACGAAAAGGAAGACGAGAGGCAAAAAATGAGTAAGCAAAAGCCCGCCCGTAAACCAATGAAGCACAACCCCGAAACAAGTACTAGAAAAGCAGCACAAACGCTTTATAGTCAAAACGCAGGAACACACACAACAAAAGACAGAGTATTTAACAAATTATTTAATTAGTATTAAAATTTAACAGAATGAAAAAAAGAACACAATTAAGAGACATTACGGGTAGTGGTTCGGTAGGAACAATTACTACAACTTATGAGGGACAGTACCTAGGCGAAATAATTTCGGCAGCGTTATTAAGTGGAGACACTTTAGACAAAGGCGGTATTACAATTAAGCCAAACGTGGCGTACAAAGAAATCGTAAAAAAATTATCTAGTACAGGATTGGTAACGGATGCAACTTGCGACTTTACAGTAACAGCAGACCAAATCAATTTATCACAAAGAGTTTTAGAAGTAGAGCCTTTCCAAGTAAATTTACAAATTTGTAAGAAAGATTTTTTAACAGATTATTTAGCTTTAGAAATGGGAGCTAGTGCTTATAAAAATTTACCTACATCATTTGCAGATTATTTAATGGCGCACGTAGTAGCCAAAGTAGCAGAGTCTACAGAGAATAATATTTGGAGTGGTAATGCAGCTTTAGCAGGAGAGTTTAACGGTTTAATTACTTTAGCTTTAACAGAGGCAGGAGTAGTAGACGTAGTTACAACAGCAACAAGTTTTGACTCTACGACAATCGTAGCAGAATTAGGAAAAATTGTAGACGCAATTAAGCCCGAAGTATATGGTAAAGAAGATTTACATTTATATTTACCAACGGTAGCATTTAAGGCATACGTAAGAGCTTTAGGTGGATTTGGTGCTGTAGGTGGTGGCGGTGTAGACCAACAGGGGTCTATGTGGTATGAGAATGGCGGTTTAACATTTGAGGGCGTAAAAGTCTTTAAAGCCCCAGGAATGCCCGCAACGTCAATTTTAGCAGCAGAAAAGAGTAATCTTTTTTATGGTACAGCTTTAATGGCAGACTCTAATGTTGCGAAAATTTTAGATTTATCCGACGTAGACGGTAGCGATAATGTAAGAATCGTTTTACGTTTCCAAAGTGGAGTACAAATCGGTGTAACAGAGGACGTAGTTTTATACACTCTAGCATAATCAATTATTAATAATAACTAAAGAGGGTAGGTAAGCTATAAGCCTATCTACCTTTTTTTGGTTAAAATAAAAAATAAAATAACAATGGCGTGTAATTCACTAAGTATCGGACGAGCTTTACCGTGTACCTCTTCAGTAGGGGGTATAAAAGCAATTTATGTAGCACCTTTTAATTCGCTAGGGGCTTTAACAATAGTAAGCGGACAAGTAACAGCAATCGGAAATGACGGTAGCGTAGACTTGTATAAATACGACCTAGAATCTAGTAATGGTTTAGAGCAGGCGGTAACGGCGTCCGCAGAAAATGGTTCTGTTTATTACGAACAAACCTTAACAATGACATTAAAAAAATTAGACTTACTTTCGCAGCAGGAACTAATAGATTTAATCAAAAGTAGAACGCAAATTTTTGTAGAGGACTATAACGGTAACTACTTTTTAATGGGTGCTACTAACGGCGTGCAAAGTTCGGGCGGTTCAATTACCACAGGGCAAGCCTATGGAGATTTAAGCGGATTTTCGGGTTTAACATTTACAGCACAAGAGACTTTACCCGCATTTTTTGTAACAGCTAGTGTAGTTACAGCAAATGCTAGTGCTAGTCAAATAGAGCCAAGCTAAGGTAAATTAAATATTAGCTAATTATATTAGGGGTAAGTCAACAGGCTACCCCTTTTTTTATGCAAAAAATTTAAAAATTACGTTATATAGATATGATAGTGTTAAAACCAACGACAGACCCGCAGACGTTTAAATATATACCCCGTGATTATACCACGGTAGCGGCTATTTTACTTAGAGACGACACAACAAACGAAACTATTGTATACAACCCTACTATAACAAAGGTAGGCGATTATTTAGAAATTACAGGGGTATTTAATTTAGTAGAGGGGCATTTTTACGATATTAGAGAGGACACACCCGACGCCTATTGGAATAGTTGCCCTATTTTATGGGAATTAAACGATAATACGTGGGACTATGAGTTTCCAATTAAGGAGTCAGTTTATGTAGATTTAATTTTTTGCACAGCGCAGGTAATTAATCAAAATGAGGACGAAGAGTATAATATAAATAAAGGTGTTTATATAACAGAAAATACAAGAAATAACGACTACGTAGTATTATGAAAAAACAGCTAAAAAAATATAATCAAAAGGCGGCAGTACCTACTAAAAACAAATCTAGTTTAAAGTTTGTAAACCTAGGTACATATACTAGCCCACTTATAAGCGAGGAGCAAAACCAAGAGTTTGTAAAATACGGGGCAGATAACGATTACTACGGTTACTTGCTAGATTTATTTAATGGTAGCCCTACAAATTCAGCAGCTATAAACGGTACAGCACAACTTATAGCGGGGCGTGGTTTAGATGCTACAGATAGTAGTAAAAAACCTAATGACTACGCCGTAATGCGTAAATTATTTAAAGACGAAACACTAAGCCGTTTAGCTATAGATTTAAAACTATTTGGTGGATGCTCTATGCAAGTTATCTACAACGAAGACAGGAGTAAGATAGTACAAGTAGAACACTACCCCGTAGAAACTTTAAGGGCAGAGCGTGCAAATGAAGACGGCGATATTACAGGATATTACTACGCCGCAGATTGGACGGACGTAAGAACGTCGGACGACATAAAAAGAATACCCGCTTTTGGATTTTCTAATGAAGATATGGAAATGTTATTTATAAAGCCGTATAAGTCGGGCTATTACTACTACAGCCCTGTAGACTACCAAGGGGGTACACAGTATATAGAAATGGAAGCGGAAATAAGTAATTTTCATTTAAACTCGTTAAAAAACGGTATGAATCCGTCGCTACTTTTAAATATGAATAGTGGTGTACCCGACGAAGATACACAGAGGGAAATAGAAAACAAAATTTACCAAAAATATGTAGGTACGTCAAATAGTGGACGTTTTATTTTAGCTTTTAATAATTCAGCAGAAGAGGCGGCAAGCGTAGAAACTATACAACTTTCAGACGCACACCAACAGTACCAATTTTTAAGTACAGAGAGCAGCCAAAAAATAATAATTTCGCACAGAATTACAAGCCCGTTATTACTAGGAATTAATAAAGAATCGGGTCTAGGTTCAAATGCAGATGAATTAAAAAACGCCTCTATACTTTATGACAACTCTATTGTTAGACCATTTCAAGATTTAATCTTACGAGGTTTTGATGAAATACTTGCCTATAATGATATTAGTTTAAATTTATATATAAAGACTTTACAACCTTTAGAATTTATAGATTTAGAAAACGCAAATACTATAGAAGAGATAGAGGAGCAAACAGGACAAAAGCAAGACTTTAAAACACAGCTAAAAGTAATTGACGGCAAACAAGCCTACGAGTCTATACAGCAGGCAGAAGACAAAGCTAATGAATTGGGCTGTATGGGCTACCACGAAATGATAGACGAAGACGGTAGAAAATGGTTTATGCCTTGCCAAAATCACACAGACCTAGATAAAAAAGCACCCGAATTAACAGAAGAGATAAAAGGGGCTTTATTAAAAAGACTAGCAGAAGTAGGCGAAGACGAAGATTTAGAAAATTGGGAACTTATAGACGCTAGACCGTCAAACGAATACGATAAACAATTACATAATACCTTTAATTTTGCTAGCGCAGTACGTAGTACACCTAATAAAAGTAGCGACCAAGATACAACTATTATTAAAGTACGATATGTTTACGCAGGGTCGCAAGCACCCGAAAGAGAATTTTGTAGAGATATGGTTTCGGCGTCAAGGGTTTACAGAGTAGAAGACCTAGATAGCGACAACCCAAACTATAACGGAAACGCACAGAATGTAAACGAGGGTCTAGGAATACGAGGCGCAGATAACTATAATATTTTTCTTTATAAAGGCGGTGTTAATTGCCAACATTTTTTTGAGAGACGAACATATTTAAGAAAAAATAATAAAAGAATAACAGTAAACGAAGCACGACGTTTAATTATAGCTATTGACCCTAATATGAGAGACGAGGCTAGAATAGTAGCAAATCCTAGAGAAGTAGCACAAATAGCAGAAGCACAAAACGATTATTGGAAATACGACAGATAAAACTATGGCAACAGCACTTTTTATAAATAGGACAGACCTAGTAAAAAACACAATTATAAATGGAAATGTAGATACGGACTCGTTTTTACAATTTGTAAATTTATCGCAAATACAACATTTACAGATATATATGGGTACGGCTTTATACGAGCAAGTAAGCGAGGCTATATTAGCAGACAATATAAGCGCAGATATGGACGCTTTGCTAAAAGATTTTTTACAGCCAATGCTTATTCATTTTACAATGGTAGATTACCTACCTTTTAGTAGTTTTACAATTTCACAGGGCGGTTTACAGAAACATACTAGCGAAAATGCACAACAGGCTACTAGAGAAGAGGTAGATAGTTTAATTCAAAAGCACCGTAATTTTGCAGAGTTTTATACAAGACGATTTATAGATTTTATGAGTTTTAATGCGTCCGCAAAGTTTCCGAAATATTTTGAGAATAGAAACGACGATATGTACCCTAGCAGAAGTGCGGCTTTTGTGGGGTGGGTTTTATAAAATGAAAAAAGAATATATCATAAAGTCGGTAAACGTAAACAAGTTAATAAGTTACGTATTAAAAAAAGATACTAATAAAAAAGTTAAAATAAAAAAGACAAATGAGTACACTAAAAAATAAGAAAATAAAGGACACTTACGAGGGTTTACTTAAAACCTCTACAAATTTAGCTTTAGACGGTACACTTACACAAATACAAGACGGTACGGGGCAAGATAGCAATGTTAAAATAAATAATTTAGGAGATATAGAGCTTAATACATTAAAATTTACAGCCCTAGAAGATAGTAACGCAGTAAAAATAAACAATTTTCTAGTCTCTAGTGAGCTGTTTTTATCAACGGAAACAAAAATACCTACTGTAGGTTCTGTTAAAAAATATGTAGACAATAATATTTCGACGCAGGATTTAGATTTTAGCGGTAATACAGGGACAGGGGACGTAGACCTAGATAGCGAGATTTTTATAGTTGAGGGTAAAAGCGGCATTACAACAGAAGCGTCGTCGAATGCTTTAATTATTGACGGTAGTACTTTAGAAACAAACATAAATACAAACGCTACAGACATAACAACCAATACAACTAATATTAGTACGATAAATACTACCGCAGAGTTTTTAGTAAATAAGGGACAGCCTAGCGGTTATGTACCTTTAGATGCAAGTTCTAAAATTTTAGAAACATATTTACCCGCTAGTATTATCGGTGGCTTAAAATTTCAAGGTACGTGGAACGCAACTACAGACGACCCTAGTTTACCTCTAGCAAGTACAGTAAACGGACACTATTACATAGTAAGCGTAGCAGGAACTTTTGAAAGTATTATTTATGGTGTTGGCGATTGGGTAATTTCAAACGGTGTAGCGTGGAGTAAAATAGATAATACCGAAAGCGTTTCGACAGTTTTTGGCAGAGTAGGAAATATTTTAGCTAACTCGTCAGATTATGATACTTTTTACCCAACGCTTGCAAATTTACCTACATTAGTTTCTAATAATACAGCGGTTGCAGCCAATACTTTAAAGGTTGGTATTACTACCGCACAGGCTAGCGAGATAACCGTTAACACAGCTAAGGTAGGTTATACAGATGCTAAGGTTGCTGCAAGTGCAGCGGTTGTTGCAAACACCGCTAAAGTAGGTATAACGACAGCGCAGGCAGACGAAATAGCTGTAAACACTTTAAAAGACGGTATTACTACCGCACAGGTTAACGCTATTGCAGATAATACTACTAACATAGCTACTAATACTAATGAGATAGCTACCAATACGATTGCACCCCAAAGTTCGGGACAGTCTATTACCTTTATACCAATATACACAGATACACTAGAGATAGGGAACTCTATTATGGCACAATCTGAAGGTACACAAAATGCTAAATTCATAAATGTATACGGTAGAATGACAATTAAAGGTAACGGAGGAGACGCAAACGGGGGTACTTTAAACCTTGAATCGCAGTCGGCAAGATTAGGAATTGCAACAGAGAGTATAGCAGGAAATCAACCCGAAGCGTCGCTTGACGTAGGAAAAAATGCAAGAGTAAGAGGTTCGTTAAATGTAGGTTTAACAAATGAGCAATATTTATTCGTTAGTACAACAGGAGACACGCCCGTAGGATATGTAAAAATGGGCTACTATGGTAAGGGTACAGATTATAATGTTTCGGGTGGCGCACAGGCAGCCACTCAATATACAACAGCTTTTAGTAACGGTGGTAAAATATGCGAAGACGAAAGAATTATGACGTTTGTTTTATCTAGGACAACTATGGCAAGTTTAAGCGGTGCGGGTAAAGAGTTAATACCACAAGATAGCAATTTTACTTATATTGTTAAAGAAGCCTATATGTATTCAGTACCCACAAGTGGTGGTGGTGCGCCCACAATGGCGGTTAATGAAAACATTGTAATAAATTATCAAACCCAAAATAACGGTACTAGAACAACTACAGCTTATAAATTAGGTGCAGCGGAATTTAATTCAGCCTCAACTAGTAGAAAACTAATGACTTTTGACCAATCTAATGCGGCTGCTATAGGAACTGTTAATGCAGTACCAAAATCTTCTGTAAGAATAAGTACTACTAATGGCTTTGCAACAAACGGAAGTGGACAATGTGATTTTTATATACGAATGAGAGTAAAAAATATAGATTTCAATGACGACATAAAAAACAACTCGCAACTTATAACAATATCTTAAAAATAAAAAAATGAGTTTGGGAGACGTAAAAATGTATTCTTTGAATATTAGTAGTTTAGTAATTAGCATTACAAACGTAGACGTAGTTTTAAAAATTGTTCTGTTACTTTTAAGTATAGGTTATACTATAAATAAATGGGTTTTATTAAAACGTGATAATGAGAAAAATAAATAAAATAATTATACATTGCACAGCTACCCCAAAAGGTAGAGAAGTTAATGTAGCCACTATACGTAAATGGCACGTAGAGGATAACGGGTGGCAGGATATAGGCTACCACTTTATAATATCTTTAGACGGCGAAGTAGAAGAGGGTAGACCAATAGAAAAAACAGGAGCGCACACTTACGGCGAGAATTGGGATAGTATAGGTATCGCTTATGTTGGCGGTATGAATAGAGAAAACACCAAAGCAGAAGATACACGTACAGAGAGTCAAAAAGAGAGTTTAATAGACTTAATATGTATGTTAAAAGACAGTTACGGCGGTACGGTTTACGGACATAGAGATTTTAGTAATAAAGAATGCCCTAGCTTTGACGCTAAAAAAGAATACGAAAACATAAGTAACAGATACTAATGAATATAAATTTAATACTACTAGTACCTACGGGTTTTATGTTAGGGTTGCAATATTTTGAGCCTAGCAAAACGCAAGAGAAATTTAACTTTAACGAATTAAATATTTACCTCTTATTTGTACAGTTTCAAATACAATGGAATGAATAAGATTTTAAAGTGGTTTAGCGGCAACGTAATAGAGCAAGTAGGTAAGGTTATAGATAATTTATTTACTAGCGAAGAGGAGCGTTTAAAAGCCAAAAACGAGATATTTAAAGTACTTAAAGAGCAGCAGCTAGAACTACAGAAATTACAAACCGAGGTAATATTAGCAGAAGCAAATGGTAATTGGCTGCAACGTTCGTGGCGACCTATACTTATGTTAGCTTTTGGTTTTATTGTTATTTATGTTAAATTTATAGCACCTTTATTTAATTTACCAATACCCGAACTAGAAAATGAGTTTTGGAATCTACTACAAATAGGCATAGGGGGCTATGTGGTGGGTCGTAGTGGCGAGAAAATGATAAAGACATACGCTAGCACCAAAACAAAATAAAAACGTCTTAAAACGTTTAATAGCATATTTCGTTATAGTAGTATATATATACAGTAGTATATATCTATATAGCAGTAGACTACTATATATTAGTAAAAAAACGACTATTAAAAACTACTAGCCTAATTTATTTACAACTATTTTAAAATATTTTTATATTACATTTGCTCTATGGCAAAACTTAAAAAACCGACTGTATCTAGTCTAAAGAAAAAACTAGACATTATTTTTAGTAAATACATAAGATTAAAAGATGCAGACGCTTTAGGAAATGTAGCTTGCTATACTTGCGGAACTGTAAAAAAATGGGAAAAGGACGGTATGCAGGCAGGGCATTTTATGAGTAGAAAACACACGATAACTAGGTGGGACGAAAAGAATGTAAAGCCACAATGCTATACTTGTAATTGCCACTACTACGGGCGTCAATTTGAATTTAGTATAAACTTAAACAATGAATACGGCGAGGGTACGTCCGAAGCTCTATTAACTAAGAGTAGGCAGCTACAGAAAAACAACGTAGTAGACTTATTAAAACTAATTGAAATTTTTACAAAAAAGCTAACAGAATTAAAATAATACTATTACATTTGCATTTCTAGTATTCATTTTTCGTAAGTGGGTATTTGTTTATATCGGTTCAAACGGCACTCTTAATCGGGTGCTTTTTGTTTTTTATTTACTTTTATTTGGTAGTTATAAACATTTATTTATATCTTGCGAACTAATTTAAAAACCGAGACAATGGAAACCGCATTACATTTTTTGCACTACAGAGTAGAAGCTATGACTACAGAGATAGACAGGCTACAAAGTAAAAACGATTTTTTAATCGCAAATAACCAAGTATTAACCCAAGAAATAAACCTTATTCGATATGAGCAGTAAAGCAGTAATAAAAGATATAGTACCTAGCGGTCTATGGAATGGACTAACTAAATACAAAGTTACTTTTGAAAATGGCAAGCAATATACTTTTTTTGCTAAAGGCGATTTTAAATTTGCTGTAGGTAGTGAAATAAAATACGAGGTAACTAACGAAGAGTATAAAAATGCTAGAGTACCTTTAGAGGAGTACCCAAAAGAGGGCGAGTCGAATTTAGTAAAACCTCTAGTAAATGAAGTAAGGCGTAGTAGCTTAATTGATACTTATTTTGGTTATAAAACGCATTCGCCCGAAGACGAGCAGCTACGCCTAGAGTGTATAAAAGCGGCAGCTAATTTTAACCAAATGAAAACCGTAGGCGCAGATACAGTAATTGAAGAGGCTAAACAATTTTTTAATTTTATAAAACAATAACGATATGAATAGTAAGTACGAAAGTGAGTTTGTAAATAGTTTTGTCTGTAAAGACGAGCCTAAATATGATTGGATAGTAGCAAAGCTACATATTAAAACTAGCGAGTTTAAAGACTTTATCAAAAAGTATGAATCTCATATAGAAGAGAACAACGGTTTTTTAAGTATAGACGTTTTAAGAGCGCAGAAAGACCCTAGCAAAATGTATGCTAAGTTTACTAAGATAAATAAACAGGCAGGACAGCAGGCAGTTAAAAAGGTAGCTATGGCAGAATTTATGCCCGACAGAGAAGCTACAAAAGCCGAAGACGATTTACCGTTTTAAAAGTGTACATTTATAAAAAATAATTAGGGGTCGTAAAACGCCCCTTTTTTTACCACTAAATTTAAAAACCGAGATATGTTAGTAAAATACAATGAGCAAATAAAGACCTTAACAAGCATACGAAAAGGAGAGCTAGAGCAAGGCTTAAAATTAGATATAGCAGAAATTGACGAATACTTTAGATTTAAACCGCAAGACTTTGGTATATGGCTAGGACACGCAAACGTAGGTAAAACCTCTTTAACTCTTTATTTAATGCTTTTATACAGTATAAGGCACAATAAAAAATGGCTTATATACAGTAGTGAAAATGAGCCTTACGAGTTAATACAGAAGCTACTAGAGTTCTTAATAGAGGAGCCTATAAATAGAATTATACCAAACGATTTTAATATGGGTATTGATTTTATAAAAACTCATTTTCAGTTTATAGACAACGGCAAATTATATACCTACAAAGGTTTGCTAGAAGAGGCGCAAAACCATAGAGTAGCTTTTAAATACGACGGGTTTCTAGTAGACCCCTACAACTCTTTAATAAAAGACAAAGAAATGTTAAAAGGTTTAGGCGGGCACGAATACGATTATGAGGCAACAACAGAAATGAGGTTATTTTGTAAAAAGAATAAAGTTTCGCTTTGGTTATGTACGCACGCAAACACCGAAGCAATTAGACAAATCTATAGAGAGGGACAGTATGCGGGTTATCCAAAAGTACCCGAAAGCTCTAGCGTCGAGGGCGGGGGTAAATTTGTAAACAGGGCAGATTTTTTCGCAGTAGTACATAGGTTTATACAGCACCCTACGGAATTTATGGACTCGCAGCTACATATTAAAAAAGTTAAAAGTATTTCTAGTGGTGGTAGGTGTACCCCTTTAGACGACCCAATTAAAATGCGTGCAATTATTAACAACGTAGGCTACTCTATAAACAATGAAAGCATAGTAAAAAGTCTTAAATTAATTAACGCACCTTTTTAAATTTAATTTTTATTTATAACTTGCTGTTAATGAAGTCGGTATTATCAAAAGTTTTTGAAAAGCATAAACAATGGCTAGAGATAGTCGGGAGCTTTAACGTCAATAAAGATACCGCAGCCGACATAGTTAGCGAAATGTATATAAATGTATCTAACCATTTAGAGAAAAAAGATACTAGCATTATATACCAAAAGGACGAAATTAACTATTACTTTATCTACGTTACTCTTAGAAATTTAGTGTTTGATTTAAAGCGAAAAGAAAAAAAAGTAACATACGTAGGAACGGAATTTATAGAAGACACAGGGACAGAGGCATACGTAGAAACACCCGACACCTACAGCAAAGTTAAAGCTATAAATGATTGGTACGAAAACCCCGAATACCTAAAGATGCTAGAGAATGAAACAAACCTAGACAGCTTTACAACTGAAAAAATGCATATCTATTATTTACGTAGAATTTTTAAAGAGGTTTACATAGATAAAAAGAAATTAATGCAATTTAGCAGGGAATCAAAAATAACCTATTGGAGTTTAAGAAATACTCTAAAAATAATTAAGAAACAAATAAATTTAGAATATGAAACTAGGGACACTACTAGAAAAGATTTTTAAATACACAGGCATTAAATGGCTAGTAAAAAAAATAGTAATTGATTATCTAGGATATGAGAATTGCGGATGCGAAAAAAGACGAGATGCTTTAGATAATTTTAAATTCAAAAGAAATGGATAGCGACGACTTATTATTTTGGGAAGACTTTAGAGCTAGTAATGCAACTACAATTACCAACGAAGAGTTTAAAAGGATTTGCGCTATGTATAGTGTATATTTAAGTAAAAATTATACAGAGCCTTGCACCTGTAGCCCTAAAGCTATACAGCGTTTTATTACGGCTTTAAACAAAGTATATGACAATAGATAAAGTACACGCTTTAGAAAAGGCGGTAATACAGATTTTGAATTTTGACGGGTGGAAATTAGTTTGGACGGGCGAGGGTAGCTCGCATTTCGACGCAGAGGGTTTAACACCTAAAGGCGAAAAGTGCGTACTAGAAATGAAGTTTAGAAATAAATACTACGACACTAAACTACTAGAAAAATACAAGTACGATAAATTAATGGCTATTGATAAAGATATAGTTAAATTATATTTCGTAGCAGACCCAAAAGGAAATTATTTATATTGGTTAAACAAAATGAATATGCCCGAACTAGAAAATAAGTCTATACGAAAAACTACGCTATGGGATGCACAAAAGACAAATAAAGAAATTTATATGCTACCCGAAAGCAAAGCCTCTATTATAAATAAAAACGAGCCTAGCCGTACAGGCAAAAGCATTTGGGACGAATACCACAAAAAAAATCTAAAATAAATATGGGACTAATAATATTTGTACTTTTTATAAACCTAGGAGTGCTTTTTATCGTATGGAATTTACAGCGAAAGCGTAAATAATTTTTTACATTTCTACCTAGTTATTAACAATATTTGTAGTAACTTGCGCAAATGAAAAACCATATAAATAATACTACGGAAACTAGCGTACTAGACATCGAAGAGTTTAGCTACCTAGGACATTTTGAGGCGTGTACGAATATCATTGCAGAATGGAGCGACAGAGCCAAAGACAAAAAAACTTTATCCAACGAACTTACTACAGTAGCCAACTCCTTATATCGGATAGGCGTTTATGTTTCTAATATGCAGGAACGGCAGCGAACTATAGATAGCTATACTACAAAGCTACGCAGGGCGCACCTAGAGGCAGAGGCTAAATTGTTAGTACTAAAAACCGAAATAGCGGACAAAAATATAGATATATGTTTGGAATAAAAAAAAGGTACGAAATTGAATATTGGTACTATACGGCGTGGGGGTACGATAATGAGTACGTAGACATAGAAGCCTACGACGAGGAGCAAGCTATTAAATTAGCTAGGACTACAGGGCATAGTAGTAAAGGAATTAAACATAAAATTTATAGAAGATATGAGCAATACGATTAAATTACTAGACGGTAAAAACTATAACAAAGCAGAGCTACTAGAGAAAATGGTAGACGACAACTTTTATTACGGCGAACTAAACAAACTCGCTCTAAGTAGTAGTAGTTTAAAACTAATGTTAGATAGCCCTAAAACTTATTACTATGTTACGAAGTATGCTAAAAACGAAACAACACCCGCATTACGGGCAGGGCATTTATTTCATACAGCTATATTAGAGCCCGAAAAGTACGAGAAAATAAAATTTATAGACGTACAAAGTAGGAATACTAAAAAGTTTAAAGAGGCTAAAGAGCATTTCGGTAGCGAGGTTTTTACAGCAAAAGAACGTACAGAAAACGAAAGACTAGTAGATGCAATGTATAAAAATCCTAAAGCTATAGAATTACTAGGCGACTGTAAAACAGAGGTAGCTGCAATAGGTACAATAATGGGTAAACCATTTAGAGGCAAAGCGGACATATTAAAAAACCAAGGGGGTGGAATTGTAGATTTAAAAACTACAGTAGACGTACAAAATTTTAGCAAGAGTGCTTTTAGATATAAATACACTTTACAGGCGGCTATATATTGTGAGTTATTTAGCACACCCGAAAAGCAATTAACACACGAAGACTTTACGTTTTTATGTATTGACAAAGCAAACCTAGATATTGGGGTTTGGAAATGCAGCGAGGAGTTTTTAGAGTATGGCAAGCTAGAACTTAAAAGAGGTATAGAGAGGTACGAAACTTATATACGTCCCGACTTTGATATTAACGATTACACGATACAGGGAACACTTTAAAACAAAAAACGATATGATAATTGAAGACATAGTATGGGAAGCATTACGAAAGCAAATAGAGCTACACGCGGGTAAGGATAAAAACATTACAGACGTAAGAATAAATTACCAACTTAGAGTACCAAAATACGGTACTAGAAATTACCTAGACTTAACAGCGAAAATAGACGCAGACAAAGAAGAGGGTAAATGCTAGTTAGTTATACCTTAGAAGTAAGAGATAGACGAGACGGGGGTAACTCTTATAGGATAATAAATAACAAAACGCAAAAGGCAGCACGTTTTTATATTACCCCTAGAATAAAAAAGAATGGTAAAATGTTTAAGTATTTACTTGACAGCGCAATTAATCGAATAACTAAAATTTAAAAAAATGAATAGAGATAAACTTACAGAATTATATAAGCTATACAATTTAACAGCAGAAGATTTTTTCAAGCACCAACACTACACTATTATTACTAGGAGTGGTATTGAGCGTATAATAGCAGCAGAGAATATAGAAATAAAATACGAAGTTATAAAGTGCGAATCTAATTTCGCAGTAATTAAAGCGGTAGCTAAACGAGCTTTTGTAAAAGACACAGAAACTATAGAAACATTCGGTAGTGCTTTAAAAGGCAATAGCTATGGAGAGGGTAGTACTAATACGTGGTATGTAATGGAAATGGCAGAAAAGCGAGCTATGAGTAGGGCGACCTTAAAGCTATGCGGTTTGTATAGTATGGGAGTATTTGGAGAAGACGAAAGCGAAACTTTTAAACGTAAATAATGAGACAAAAAAAACTTACACAGCAACAAAGAATAACAACCCTAGAGAGGGTAATAGCGCAGCTTTATTTAAGGGTACAAACTAATAGTAATATACTAGATAAAATCACAGAAGATGATAAATTACAAAGCAACTAAATTTCAGCAAGTCGCAGATTTGGTAATAAACTATACGGGTACGGATATATTCAACCCACGTAAGCAGCAGGACTTTGTAGACTGTAGAGGTTTATTTGATACCATAATGCGAAACGAGTACGGTTTTACTTTAGAGGCTATAGCTAAATTCTACCAACGAAAAGGTTTTAGCAAACGCTCGCATTGCACGATTTTATATAGTGTAAAAAATTTCTCTAATGAAATAAAATACAGACGTAAAGATTTAAACGAATACCTAATAGAAATACTACAGACAGAGGTAACGCTAAGACAGTACGAAACGATATTTAATTTGATAATGAAAGTTAAAACACAAAAAGGTTTGCAGCAGATAAAATACCTAGCGCATAAAATCATAAACAACATAGACGTTAATAGTTCTAAGTTTGTGGGAAACTATCCCGAAATGGAAATAGTACCCGAAAATCAACTAGACTTGCTTAGAGCTATAGAGAAGCAAGAGGTTATATTAAGTAAAGCAGCAGACGGTATGCAGGCAAATTTTTAAATATAACGTTATATAGGTATGTTATACGACCAAGAGCAAAGCAAAGAGAGGCTATTAGAACAACTAGAATATAATTTAGGCATAGTCTCTACTAGCTGTATTAATGTAAAAGTATCTAGGGCTACGCACTATAGGTGGATAAAAGAAGACCCCGAATATAAGCAAAGAGTTTCCGAAATTAACGAGTTTGCTATAGACTTTGTAGAGTCGCAACTTTATGAAAAAATAAAACAATTAGATACCGCTAGCATTATATTCTATTTAAAGAGTAAAGCAAAGCACAGAGGGTATATAGAGAGGCAGCAAGTAGAGGTAACAGACCTAAAAGAATTTACCGTCAAAGTTATTGAGTAATGAGCGAGATACAAACAAATGTAGTTTGGCGATATTTAGAGGACACAGACAAAAAAATAGTAATTTTGCAAGGTGGGACGAGAAGCGGAAAAACCTACAACTCTATGCTATGGCTAATTTTTTCTTATTGCCAAAGACACACGGGTAAAACTATAACTATATTTCGTTCTACGTACCCCGCACTAAGGGCTACAGTTATGCGTGATTTTTTCGACATACTAAAAGAACACGATTTATACAAAGACCAAAACCACAACAAATCTAATAGCGAGTATAAACTAAACGGCAATCTTTTTGAGTTTGTAAGCGTAGACCAAGCTAGCAGATTAAAAGGACGTAAAAGAAATTTAGCATTTTTAAACGAATGTAACGAAATGACCTACGACGCCTTTACACAGATTATATTTAGGACTGTAGGTGTAGAGGGCGACCCTAGCGTAATAATGGACTACAACCCGTCGGACGAGTATTCGTGGATATACACAAAAGTAAAGACTAGAGAAGACTCGCAATTTACTATTACAACTTACAAAGACAATAAATTTTTAGAGCAAACTTTAGTAGACGAAATCGAAAGACTAGAAGATACCGACCCCGACTATTGGCGAGTGTACGGGCTAGGGCAAGTCGGACGCAACAGGGCTACAATATTTAAAGTAAACGAGTGCGAAGAGATACCGCCCGAAGCAAAGCTAGTCTCAAAAGGTTTAGATTGGGGTTTTGTAAATGACCCGTCGGTGTTGGTAGAAACCTATGTACTAGGTAATTCTCTATATATTAATGAGTTATTCTATGAGTACGGAATGACAAACCGAGACATACATAACAAATTACTAGACCTAGGACTTACTAGGCAAGATGAAATTTTTGCAGATAGTAGCGAGCCTAAAAGTATAGACGAACTACACCGTTTCGGGTGGAACTGTAAAGCAGCGACAAAAGGCAAAGACAGTATCTTAATGGGTATTGATTTAATGAAACGTTATAACATATACGTAACTACTCGCAGCTCTAATACTCTACAGGAATTTCGCAACTACAAATGGGTCGAAGACAAAAACGGAAACCTTTTAAATAAACCCGTAGATAAATTCAACCACAGCGTCGATAGTATTAGATATTCTATTTTTAAAAAGCTATCCAAACCCAACGTAGGACGCTACGCAATACGCTAATTACTACCACTAAAATCTTACTGTTAAAGTTTTGTTAATATAGTTATAAACATAGCTGTAAATATCTATATATAATGTATATTGAGGTGTTGGGCGACACTACCCCTAAAAGACGTCCCTCTATTCTTTGACATATTGACTACTAATAAACGCTAGAAGTAAGCACAGTTTATGGCTACGACCATATAAATAACAGAGCTAGGTACGGTTAAAAAAGTAGGTTTTCGGCAAGTACAATAACAGGGCAATTAAGCCCGCAATAAAAACCATATAACAAAATGAAAAATTTAAACGAAGTATTAGAAACAATGAAATTAAACGATAAATTAACCGTAGAATATACGATAGGCGACTGTTTAGACAGGACATACAACTACGTTATAGAGAAGTACAACAGCAACGAGGGCTTAAATAACTTTATGATTGGTAAAGAGGGCTTAAACGGTATAAACTCTTACAATATAGAAAGCATTACAAGAGGAGCTTTAAACTTATATACGTTTGACATATTCAGTAATCCTATAAAAGTTAGAATTAAATTAAAAGATTTATCACTAGTAAGTTTAGAGAGACATACACCTAAAGTAGATAAAGCGTAATAATAATCGGGGTGTAAAAACCCCACTTAAAAACCATATAATGAAAACTACAGAAACTAGAGAAGTAATAAGAACAGTAAATTTAGACGAGCAAGTATATAAGGGCTACAAAGTAGAATGTAGCGAGGTAAAAAAATACCACGTACACAGCGAAAATTTAGTACCAATGTGGTATAAAACATATTACGAATGTACGTCTAACTGTATCGCAGCAGGCGCAGCGCCTGTATATTTTGACTCACAAAAAGAAATGAATCAATTTTATGACGAGTGGGAATTAGAAGCTACAAATAAATAAAACTATCGCAAACCGAAAAGGAATGACAAGATAGTATAAGGGGTTAAAATAGTTTAGCCCTTTAACAAATTTAAAACTAAAAAAATGATAAACGATAAAGCAAGATTTTGGACGAGTAAAAAAGACAACACACCGTATTTTTGTATATTAAATAATTTCTTAGACGGCTACAGAGCCACAGACAAAGAAGTAAAAAGACGTAGGCTACTAGGCTTAAATGATTTTTTTGAGCTATACGACAGCGACGACATTAAATACTACAGCGGCTACGCTAACTTTGAGGCAATGTATGACAGAGAGTATGACGAGTTTACTATCTTAGATATAGCGACCCTAGACAGCGGATGCACTTATATAAAGACTAGAAATAAACTAGGTAAAATGGAAATGGTATAAACCTTTAAAACTTAAAAAAATGATAGACCCATATACGGAACAAGCAATACACAAATATTTTACAATTAATAACATAATGGGCGTAACCATAGTATTTGAGGACGACGAAACGCAGGACGTAAACTATAACAACCCCTACCACGTTATAGAGCTAATAAACGAACACCCCGAATACAACGTATTTATGCCAATTCAAACTACAGACATTAACCAACTTTAAAACAAACACAATGAGACAATTTGACGATTTATTATGGAAAGTACAGCAAGCAGTTAAGACAGATAAAGTAGGCACTAAAGAAATTTACTTTACTTACGAAACACCCGACGAAGTAGCTCATATAGAAGTTTACGACGTAGCAACAGAAAAGACCCTAGACAGTTATACAGGGTTTCGTCTTACTGTAGAGGTAATATCCGAAAAGTACCCGCAATTTTTTGCAAACACAATATAATTTTTAACCTTTAAAAACCGACACAATGAGTATAAGAATAAATTACGACTTAAAAAGCGAAAACGAAATTTTAAAAAGACTAATTAAAGACTCTTACATTTTAATAAACTATGACGCTAGAGATTGCGACGGTTGCAGCACCTCTAAAGTTTTGAAGTTTACAAGCCTAGACGAGATATACGAATCTATGGACGAAGCGGCAGAATGGGCGGACGGTAGCTTTAGTTATTCAATACCGACAATACACCCCGACGGTAGCCTAGAGTTAAACGAAGAGTTTACGGGCGGACAATGGGGCGACTTAATTTAAAAACAAAACGATATGATGAAATATAAACAAAATTTAAGAGTACTAGGCGATAAAGTATTTAGCTATAACACACACGTAGCTACAATAGAAAATGACTTTTTATACCAACTAGGGTATTGGAGTATGACAACACAGAAACATATTAACTACGTAGCTAGTTTCTACGGCTTAACACTTAAAAAATAATGAGAGACGAGCTAGAGAAGTGGAGCGCAGGCACTATAACCTACGCAGACGTAAACGGAAATATTCACACAGTAGAATACCAAGAGCAATTTTAACCTTTAAAAACCCACGATATGACAGATACAATGCAATTATTACAAGACTATGCAGCAAGCGGCGATAACGTTTGGCTACAACACCAACTTAGAAAATTAAAAAAAGAAATTCTACAGGCAAGCCTAGTAGAGAATAACCTAAAACTAAAAGACCATTACGTACTAGAGACAATACCTAATGTAGTCTTCGAGGGAACTCGTAAGAAATGCCAAGAGTTTAGCGATACTTATTTACACGGCTATAGTAGTGTTATTAATTATTGGGACGTATCGGATGATTTAGACACCGAGCATACCAAGGCTACCCTAGCCGACTAAAACTCGCTTAGAAACAAAATTATAGCACTCTAGGCTTTGAATAGCAACACACAAGAGACACTATAAAAAGAGTATTTAACACAGCACCTTAACGGGTGCTTTTTTTGTTTACGCAAGTTTGTAATTGTAACGTTATATTAGAAACGTAATAAAATGAAACTAAAGCTAGAAGTACCTACAACTTTACACGACATAACCTTAGACCAATATAGTAGATTTGTAAAAGCGTTTGACAACGAAGACGACGAACAATACGCAGGACTAAAAATGCTAGAGATATTTTGCGGTGTAAAAACAGCAGAGGCTTTAACTATTAAAATTTCAGAGATACAAAAAATTACAACTGTATTAAATAAAGCACTAGACGAAAAGACACAATTAATAACTAGATTTTCTATGGGTGGTGTAGAGTTCGGATTTGTACCGCAGCTAGACAATTTAACATTTGGCGAGTTCGTAGACATAGAAAACAACGTCGGCGATTGGGACACAATGTATAAGGCTATGGCAGTTTTATATAGACCCGTAGCTTTAAAAGCTAAAGGTAAATATACCTTACAAGATTACACAGGAGACAACTACCACGAAGCAATGAAAGTTATGCCCGCCTCTATAGTTCTAGGAGCGTTACAGTTTTTTTTTCTTTTAGAGGCAGACTTACTAAAAGTTACGCTAGCCTCTTCACTAGCAGCGGAGACGAAAACACAACAGGACGAGCCGCAAATTTCAATAGTCAATGGGGGTGGTATCACAGTATAATTAAATTAGCTAACCAAGATTTTCTACAGCTAGACGTAGTTACTGAAAAGAATATACATAATTGTTTAACGTATCTAACATACACGAAGCAGCAGGACGAAATACAAAGCATAAACTTAAAAAGTAAATTTAAAAAATAATGGCAAATACAGGAGCAAGGGCATATTACACAATTTTAGAAATATTAAAAAACTCTTTACTAAAAAATGTAAATGTAAATACCGTTACGACGGGCGACATAAGCGACGTAGACCTAAGCAAGCAAACCATATATCCACTATCTCATTTAATTATAAACAGCGCAACTAACAGCGACCAAGTAATGACATTTAACGTAACGGTTATATGTATGGATAAAGTAAACCAATTAAAGACAGAGCAGATAAACCCGTTTAATAACGCAGCAGAGCAAACCGTTTTAAATACACAGCTAGCAGTTAGCAATAAATTATATAAAGAACTACGTAGCGGGCAATTAAGATTAGACGGTTTTCAAGTAGACGACGACGCCGCTATAGAGTTTTTCTTTGATAGGTTCGAGAATGTACTAGCGGGTGTAGCAATGACTGTAAACGTACAAATTAACAATGACCTAAATATATGTTAAAGAGAGTAGTCGCAGAACTAGAGGCGTACGGTTTAAATGTAGTAAGCGCAGCAAGAGCAAACCTTAAAAAAAAGAAAAGCAACAGTAGCGGAACTTTAACAAAAAGTATAACTTACAAGATAGAGAATAAAACAGGAGACAATCCAAGTATAGATTTTTACGCAGAAGAGTATGCTAAGTTTGTAGATAAAGGGGTGCAAGGTTTCAACCCCGCATTAATGCCTAACGGTTCGTTAAACAGATACAACAAAGCACCTAGCAGCCCGTATAAGTTTGGTAGCGGAAATTTTAGAGGCGGTAGTAGTTTACGAGGAGCTATTGATAGGTGGGTAATACAAAAAGGAATACCAAACGTAAGAGACGCAAAGGGTAGATTTATAAAACGTAAAACTATGGTTTATTTAATCACTAGAAGTATTTGGAACACAGGACTACGTGCTACTAATTTCTTTACGGATGCACAGACAAAAGCAGATAAAAGCATAAGCACGAAGTTAGCAAAGGCAGCGGCAAAAGATATAGAAATAAAATTTAGCGAAAGTATTAAAAAGAGAAAAAATGGCAGATAAAAGATTTTTAAGAAGTAGTATAACAATAGGCTACCAACATTCGTCGGCATTACCTACAGCTAGTGCGGGTCTAGTAGTAGAGGTAAATTTAGGTTCGGGGTTTGAAATTATATATACTTTTAATAAAAACCTAACACCTCTACCAACAAACACAGCAGCCTACTATGAAGTTAGCGAAGTTTTAAGAGACTATTTAACTATAGCTTTTAACGGAACGCCCGCAAGCCAAGCACTAGAAACAAGACTTACTTTTAGAATGTACAGCTCGTTTAATTCTGTGGGTACTGTAGTTAATACTACTACCTATAATTTTTATGGTGTAGACGGTTATACGTATTATGAGCAAGGGGCAAACGTGGTAGTAACAGGCACGCCGCCCGCTATAAGTAATAGAGAGATATTTTTACCCGAAGCTACAGCAGGCAAGATACCCACTTTTAGTGCTACAGGATTTACATATAATAATATATCGACGACACAGCAAACTAGTACAATAGGCGGGGTTCAATATAATATTAATAGAATATGCGAGCCTAAATATACAGCCTACAAAATAACATTTGTAAATAAATTTGGGGCATTGCAGGACTTATGGTTTGGTTTATTACGAAAAGATAAAGTAGCAGTTAAAAGCGAATCGTTTAAAAGAAATATTATAAACCCTACAGGGGGCTATGACATTAACAAACATAACCAAGCTACATTTAACGTAGTAGGTAACGACAGCTTTACATTAAATACTACATTTCTACCGCAAGAGTATAACGAGGTTTTAGAGGAGCTACTTTTGAGCGAGCAAATATGGGTATTAGAAAACGGTTTAACTTTACCCGTAGTACTATCTACAAAGTCGTTAGATAAAAAGACGCAAGGCAACGATAACTTAATACAATATACTTTAGATTTTAAATACGCTAACAATAAAATAAACAGTATTAGATAATGAGAGAGCTACAACTATTTATTAAGGGCGAGCGCACGGATTTATTTAAAGACGAAACGGTATCTTTGACGCAAACTATACAGAATGCAAAAGACATAGGGGCTATATTTACGGATTTTTCAAAATCGTTCTCTTTGCCCGCTAGTGCTGCAAATAATAAACTCTTTAAACATTATTACGATTTTGAGATTATAAACGGATTTAATGCAAACAATAAAGCGCAGGCAGAAATACACTTAAACACGTTTCTATTTAGAAAAGGTTTTATAGCTTTAGACGGTGTAAGTTTAAAAGATAATAAACCGCATACGTACAGAGTTACATTTTTTGGCGAAACAGTAGACATAAAAAAGAAACTACAGGCGGTTACATTGCAGAATGTATTTGAGGGTACAAGCGCATTTAACCACGACTATAATTTAACAAATGTATTAGCAGGGCTAGAATCTAACGTACCAAATATACCCGACGTTATTTACCCCTTAATATCACACACCGAAAGATTTTATTATGACGAGATACAAAATGTAGCAGGAACTAGAAACTTGCACTATGAGGTAAACGGTTTAGGAGACAAAAACCACGGCGTAGATTATACAGACCTAAAGCCCGCTATGAAGCTAACAGCGATAATAGATAGAATTACAGCCTTTACAGAAGCACAATTTGGTGCGGGTAATGGTTTAGTTTTTGAACGTACAGGAGTTTCTTTTTTTAATGTTACAAGCGGTGTTAATTATAATGAGGTATTCGATAAAATGTTTCTGTGGATGAGTCGGTCTAAAGGAGTTTTAGGTAAAGATTATACAGGCGAAAGTTTAACTACTATTGTAATTACGGATATGACAAACCCTAATGCAGGGTGGAATCCTTTTTGCTATAATTTTAACCAATTTTTAGACTGTGAAAACTCAAAGATTACCGACGGACTTTGGCGTATAAAGCCTGTTTTTATACAGGCATTTAATCAACCTAGTATAGATTTTCAAGTTGAATGGAAAGTAATCGGTTCGGGTGGTGGTGTTTTTAGTTTAGCAGTAGAGGACATTACAGGGCAGACAGTAGTAGTAGGTTCAGCTACAAATTTATCCGCAAACGGTACAACAGAATACACAGTAACTACAGGATTTTTAGGTACGGCAAACCAAGTATCAAATATTAGATTTGTTTTAACCGCTACGTCGGGTACGTTTACTTATACTAATAAATTAATTCTAAAAAAACGTTTCGGGCAAGAGGTACAAAATAGCCCTATTAGACAATACACTTTTGAAGAGTGCGAAATTGTATCGGTGTTACCCGCAGGAGCTTTAGATATAGTAGTGGCAGGAGACCAAATGCCTAAAATGTTAGTTATAGATTTTTTAACCTCTTTGTTTAAAATGTTTAACCTTACAGCCTTTGTACAGGACGACGGTAAAATAATGGTACAAACATTGAATAGTTTTTATGACGGTGGTAATGCTATTGATATTTCAGATTATATAGATACAGAAGCAGGAACGGTAGATTTTGCACCGCCCTACCAAGATATAGCTTTTAGAAATAGCCCGCCTAAAACTTTTTTTGCTACAAACTTTCAAGAGTTACAGGGTACTATATACGGAGACTTATCTAGTAGTACAAATGTAGACGGAGTAGAAACTACAGACAGGGGTAATAGGTATGTAGTAAATACAGGTTTTGAAAAATTACTTTTCGAGAAGTTTCCCGACACAAATATTCAATGGGGGTGGAGTGTAGACAAAGACCAAAGACCAATAGTAACACAGCCTTTAGTTTTTATAAATAACCCTACAAATTACTTTCAGAGCGCATACATATCTTTTATAGACGGTATACAGTCGGGCAAAGCCTCTATTGTAGAAATTTATAATAGACCGTCTAATAGTTTAAATTTTGGTAAAACAATTAATTTTGGCGCAGAGATAGACGAGTTTACAGGAACGGTAGGACTACAGAGTCTTTTTAATGAACAATACAAACGATATGTAAGTGGGGTATTTGATTTAAACAGGAGACTAGTTAAAATTACAGCATATTTACCTTTAGACGTTACCTTAAATTTTTCACTAAAAGATACGTTTATAATAAATGGTAAAGGGTATAAAATAAATAGTATAGATACAGATTTACAAACGGGTAAAAGTAAGTTAGAACTGTATAACAATGTAGATTTTTAAAAAATAAAATATGTTAAATACAATATTACAAATGCTAAAGGACGCAAACGGCGAAACCGAATTAATAAAAATAGCGCAAGGTAAAAACAAATTACCCGAATCTATTAAAGAGGGGTACAACCAACTTAAAACCGAAATAAAATGGCTATAGAAAAAATTGGTATTGAGGTAGAAGTAAAAAGTAAAAAAGCCGAAAGTAGTTTAGACCAACTACAGAAAAAACTAGAGGGCGTATCAAAAGCAGGCAGAGACAATAGAGAGGGTTTTAAAGTATTAGACCAAGTTACAGACGGGTACGCTACCAAAATTAAAGGTTTAGCGGGTTCTATAGGTGGTGCTATAAAAGGAGTTAAAGGTTTTGCTACAGGCTTAAAAGGTTTACGAGGTGCTTTAATATCTACGGGTATCGGTGCGCTAGTAGTAGCTCTAGGTTTAATCGTGGCATATTGGGACGACATTATAGGTTTAGTTAGTGGCGTAAATAAAGAGACGACAAACTTATTAGCAACACAACAAAAAGGTGTAGCAGCTAGTGAGGCGGCAGCAAAGGCTATAAGTGATACCGCAAACACTTTAAAACTAAGCGGTAAAAGTGAAAGAGATATTTTAGACGCTAAAAAGCTACAGACTATAGAAACTATAAAGGCTTTAGAGGCACAACTTATAACGCAAGAGGCTATAAAAAAATCACAAACAGAAGCAGCAGAGCGAAACAAATCTATACTACAGGGTATTATACGTTTAATTACTTTACCTATTGGTTTAATTCTAGGAACTATAGACGGAATAAGCGCAACACTAGCAGCTCTAGGAGTTATAGAAGACGGCACAAATTTAGAAGAGAGTTTTAGCGGTGGTATAGCTAATTTAGTTTTTGACCCTAAAGACGTAGAGAAAAAAGGCGAAGAGACTTTAAAAGCAGTACAAAACCAATTAACTAAACTCAAAAATACTAGAGACGGTTTTACATTACAGGCAGAGGCACAGGATAAAGCCGCAGCAGATAAAAGAGAAGCAGCAGCAGCTAAAATTTTATTAGACGAGCAAACCGCACAGGAAAAAAAGGCAGAAATAATAAGAATAGCAAAAGAAAAGGCAGAGAAGCTAGAAGCGGACGAAAAGCTAAAAGCACTAGAGGCTATAGCTATACTTGAAGAAGAGTTTGCATTTAATGAGCTAACTAGAATAGAGCAAGAGAGACAAAAGATAATAGATAAATACGCCTTTGCTCTAGCGGCAGCAGTAAAATTTGGCGAAGACACAGCGGTACTAGAAAAGGCAAAAGCACAAGCACTAGCAACTATTGAAAACAATGCAGCACAAGCAGAATTAGCTAGAGAGGAGTTATTAAAAAAACAAAAATTATCCTCTATAAGCGATACATTCGGACAGATAGCAGGAATACTAGGTAAAAATAGTGCAGCAGGAAAGGCAGCGGCTATAGCACAGGCAACTATAAACACCTACCAAGGTATTAGTGAGGTATGGGGTAATAAGTCTACGCTACCCGCACCATTTGACGTAATACAAAAAGGTGTAGCTAGTATAGCTGTATTAGCGTCGGGACTAAAAACTGTAAAATCTATAAAATCTGTAAAGAAACCCGCAGGAGTAAAAGGCGGTGGCGATAGTGGCGGGGGTAGTGCGCCCGCATTTCAACCGCCCGCATTTAATATTGTAGGTAGTTCGGGTACAAATCAATTAGCCGACGTAATAGCAGACCAAACTAGCCAACCCGTGCGCTCGTATGTAGTGGCAGGAGACGTTTCTACAGCGCAACAATTAGAGCGTAATACAATAAGTGCAGCAAGTATATAAAAGCAAATAATAAATAAAAACGTTATATAGTTATGAGAATAGTAGAATTAATAATAGACGAAACGGACGAGTATTCGGGGGTAGACGCTATAAGTTTAGTAGAGTCGCCCGCAATTAGCGAAAATTGGGTAGCACTTAAAAACGAAAAAGAATATAAGTTTAAAGCAATAGACGAAGATAAAAAGATTTTAATAGGCGCACTTTTAGTACCTAATAGAATGATTTATAGACGAGACGGTAAAGACGAGTACTACATACACTTTACAAAGTCTACAGTAAAACAAGCGAGCGAACTATATTTAAAAAACGGACACGCAAATAATGCGACATACGAGCATATACAAGAGGTGCAAAATGTTAGCTTAGTAGAATCGTGGATAGTCGAAGACAAAATAAATGACAAGAGCGCATTATATAATTTAGACCTACCTATTGGTACGTGGGTCGGGGCTGTAAAAGTAGAAAACGAGGAGCTTTGGAAAATGGCGAAAGTAGACGGGTCAATAAAAGGGTTCTCTATAGAGGGATTTTTTGAAGAAAAGGCACTAGCAAAAGCTAAAGACGCTAACTTAAATAAAGAAATAAACGAAAGTTTAGGATTATTATTAAACAGACTTAAAAAAATAGAAAATGGCAATTAATAGACAAAAAGGTGTACCGTCTAATGCGTCCCCTGTAGGTGGTAATAGAGCGTGTTTATGTAAAGATAAAAATACTTATTCTATAGAGTGTTGCGACGGTACTCTATGGGCGCAAGGTATAGGAAATATAACAAGAGTAGAAAAATAAAATATTGAAAATGCAAATAAAATATTAACAACGTTATATAATAAATTCATAAAATGCAGACAGAAAAAAGAGTTTTTAGTAAACTATTTAAAGACGACGAACTTAAAGATAAAAGTACAAAATTAAGTGTAGTAAGTGAATTAATCACAGAGTTTCCTGTTTTAGAGGATGCGTACCAAGATGCAGCGTATTTTGCGTATGATATGGGCGATAAAGTTTTAAGTGCGTGGGAGTCATTCCAAAGAGAATATAATATAGACGATTTTGTAGTAAATGGCGCAGCTAGAAATTTAATAGAGACTAGCGATAGAATTAGAGTATTACTAGAAGACGTAGAACAATTTTCGGAGCAACTAGGAATAGACCCTAGAGAGGTTTACCAAGGTTACGACGACGCTAAGTATTTTGTAGATAACGCCGCAAGTATGCAGAGAGATTATGTAGAGAAGTACAGAGAGGTTATTAGTTACGTAGGGTTTAATGATTTAATGTAATAATATGCAAACAGAGAAAAGAGTATTTAGTAAATTGTTTAATGAAACACCTAAAACAACGTTTACCAAGCATAGGGCAGAATTAGGAATAACACAAGATTTAGAGACGGCAGTAGGTAGTTTTGGAAATACTTTAAATACAGGCGAGAAAGTTTTACAAATAGCATTGCGAGTAAATAATGTTTTAGAAAATGTAACCGACGAGGTGCGATATTATAATGACTATAAAGCAGCTACACTTGAAACCATAAACCAAAACATAGATTTCGTACAGGGTTTAGTAGATAAGGCACAAGATTTAGCAAACGAGCTAGGAGTACCTACAGATTTTAACGGAAACTACCAAGAGGCTTTAAATTATATTGACGAAGCAGTAAACTTAAAAAATCTTATTAACGACAACCCGTTGGTATTTGATATATAAATAATAAAATAATACAAATGAGTACAAAGGACAGAGTATTTAGTAGGTTATTTGAAAACCAAAAACACGAAGCAAATATTAATTTATCTAAGCCTCATAAAGTAGCTTTAGGGCTAGTACAAGATTTAGAGTATGACTTAATGAGTTTACAGGATAACAGCGGTACGTTATCTTATTTAGCTTATGATTGGCACGACGAAAAATTCGAGGCATACAGGCAGGCGTGGATGCAGTTAAACGACGAAT